TCATATCGTCGCCAGTATTGGTTGGAGGCTGTTCGCCGCTAGGAGGTGACTGTTCGCCGCTAGGAGATGGTTGTCCGCCATCAGGAGGTGGTTGGTTTTCATTATCATCTTCTGGAGAATCTGAAGGACCGGGTACTCCTAATATAAGACAATATTCAACACCGCTAGGGCCAACCTCTTTTCTATATCCTTCTGGACATTCTCCGCTTTCAGGCAAAGCTTGAATTGCTTCTCTCAATCCGCTTGGACCTAATAATCTAAAAATCCTGCGAGGAAATCTAGGGTAAAGCATTGATCGAAACCAATCGAAGGGATCATTATAATCACTAGGAAATCTTCTTGGATTGTAAGGGGGTCCATTTGACATTAATTAACACCTCCACCGCTTACGCGCTTGACGTAATCTGGAATTGGGATCTTTTGCGGCTTTCGGAAATTGCTTCATCTGACCCGCCGATCGAGCACAGAAAGACTTACGCCGCTTTGCATCTTTACTACCAGGCTTTACTTCACCAGTAACAGCAGTCTTCAACTTGCTACCAGGGTTGGCTCGACGATAAGCAGCAACACCCGCTGGGGTCATACCTGCGCCTTCACTAGTAGGGCGGAAGTTTTTCTTATTCCGCTTTGGCATAACCTCGCCACCACTATTAAACTCTTGAGCATAACGCCTGAACATTAGCTATACCTTGTCTTCTTTCTGCGATCCGGCATAATTGCACCGCATCCTTTATTATACTTCATGATAAAACCGCCTGTAGAGGCGAATGTTTTAACATTGGTAGGCTTTCCGCCTACCCCTTGGGGCTTGGCCCTCTTCCTTGCTACTGCGCTTTTACGCTCACTGGGAGTCATTTTAGCAGCCTTTGCAGCAGGTACACACTTAGGATATGCCCGACTGGAATCCTTGGTTGATTTACGCCCACACGGCTGAAACTTGCCATCTATCTTAGGCGCACCGATATCAACCCAATTTCCTTTTGAACCTTTACCAAACCACTTTTTTAAGCTCATTAGCTTATCCTGGTCCTTGGCCTCTTATTAGGCTTCATTCTATTAAATCCTTTCGGATCAATCATCCGGTATCTTTTGGCCACAAATCCACCGCTATTCATCTCCTTTGCCCCCCAGTCCTTACGCTTGGTGCCCGAAGGGTCTTTGATTTTGCCTGCACAAATCTTGCTGGCATAAGCATTTGCATAAGCTGACGGGTAAACATCAAACTTTTTTTTGGCAGCATTTTTGCCGCGAGGGCATAACTTGGTCATTATCCTACCTCTACTACAATTGAACCGTTAGTAACTACTTGAACACTAGTCAAACTGGCAGTCATTCCTAGCGTATTATCTCCATATGTAATTGTTTTAAAAGAGTCTCCATTGTACACCTGTAGCTTTTCCAAGCTCGTATTCCAGATCACATCACCCTTAACAAAGCTTGATGTATCAATGGTTGTCTGATTGTACTGCGGAGTATTATCAACATCGACGGCATTCAGATTAAGTTCTAAAACCCTGATCGCACGATTAAAAGTGTCAGAACTTACTTGTTGTTCTTGAGCAATTGGTAAATTAGTTTGAAGAATCTTGGCCATTAACGCTTACCATTAGGCTGTATATCTAGCCTGTTTCGACCTAATCTAAAACCAACGCCAGCATCTTCAGCCTCAAACCGCAAAGCGGCTTGCCTGCCTCTGGCTCTCATATCTATCTTTGTTGTACTACCTGTAAACGATGTAGTCTGATCTGTAGTAAATGAATCACCAGGATAGTTTCTAACTTTTAAGACTGCGTTGATGGCCTGACCGCTACCACCTGATCCAGTAAAGTTAACGTCTGGAACCATGCGCTTAATAAACTGAAAGTCTTCGCCATCACCTAAATCAAAATCGCCTGATTGGATATACACAGATGTCATGGCAGAACCATCGTCATCGTTACCGATTTCATGGCTATACAAGTATGGTGTGCTGCTACTCTTACCCGCTGCTATTGGGTTTGCGAAAATACCTTCATCAACCCAGGCAGTTCTGGATAACTGTCCAATCGCCCAACTGTTTTCTTCATAGTTATAAGTAACATAACGATCAATAGAGTCTGAACTGGAAGAGCAATAAAACCAACCAACTTCATCAAACTCCTTATTAACATACCCAAAGAACTGATAAGACTGTGATTGATTAAAGTCATCATAAACATACGATTGTACTGTGCATGGCACACTTTGCACTGTACCCGCATAACGATAGAAACCTTTGCGGTCCATCCAAAATATACCAGCCGGTGTATTGACTGCACAGTTTGGTCCGATAAGAGTGACACCTTCATTAACAAGATTAAGGCCAAAAGTTAAAGGCGTTCCGATAAACTGTAAGCTGTACAACGCAACATCAGTCCAGATTAATGTCTCCTGTCTAGCTCTGATGCCTCCTACAATCTCTGAACCAGCAGAACATCGTAATGATCCAGCCGTGTTTGTTGATCGAGGCTCCCATTCTGCTGCGTTCTCCTGGTCAGAGAAAGCGATAAGGAGAGGATCAATGCTGCCACTTCTTGCACCGTTTTCAATAGGGTCTGCGCCTAATACTAGGACATGGCGATCTACGTCAGATACAATAACCTGAAGACCTTTAGTAGGGGCCATATTTGCGCCTGATAAAGATGTCAATGGTACTGCTCTAGTGCTTAAACCATTGCTGTTATCCCAGTAATAAATACTGCCTGCTCTAGGATTAGCAATTAAATCTTCACCAAAATTATCCATGGACCACAATCGCAACTGATTAATTGCCGTTAAAGAAGATATAGATCCCCAAGTGCTGTCACCCCATGTGCTTGTTCCCCAGCCAGTTCCATCAACGAAAACATCAAGACCAACATTGATTTGATAAGCACCGACTGTAGATCCACCGCCATTGCCTGAATCATTGGCATTTGCGGTAACCGCATCTCCATCTGTATCTTTAGCGGTAATAGTATAAGTGTTAGTAGTTGGCACTGTTGCGATCTGATACTCTTGGTTTAATACTTCAGCAGTGATATTACCGCTACCTCCTAAAGCAGCAGCTCCAGAGAATGTAACAAAATCGTTTGCAACTGCTCCATGTGAAGTATCAGTTACTGTAATTGTTGAAGACCCATTAGTAGCAGCAAACGTAACGTCACCTGCACCAGTGGTTAATCTGATCGGTGTAACATCGTTGTAGATGTTGCCTTCTTGAATATAAAGCTTAAATCGAGTTCCTAAACCAAGCAGTTTTGTACCAGCAAGATTGACCCAGTTATGAAGTTTTCTGCCAGTCCCCTCGTAAGATACTGATACATACTTCTGCCAGCCGCCTATCTTTTCAGCAAACCCTTTTCGAAATCGAACAAGATTGCCATCAAACCAACCGCCTTCAGCAGTATAGCTTGTGCTTTCTTTGTTAATCCCTGGTCTAAAATCTAAAGGTTGTAATGGCATATTAACCTTCTAAGTCATCCATCATTACTAAAACACGATCTCGTAAACGTGTAGCTCTTTCCGGTGTTTGTTGCGCCCATCGAGAGTCCATCATCTCTAAAGAAACTACACCCCAGGCTTCCTGTTCAACACCTGCATTCATATTCTTAAACCGGCTAAGTCCAGTCCGACCTAATTGAAAACACATATTAACCAAGATGTGACGCATCTCTTGTGGGATTTCTTCCCAGTTATGATACAAGCCTTTACATCCATCGATCGCTAATTGTATGTCATTTTGAAAGAGCTCATAACATCGTTCTTCCGTAATACATTCTTCTTCAGGCACATCATCGTAAACACCATGGATTGGCAGATTAGCCTCTGCGTCAGTGTTTAAAACCTTATGACCAATCCCTATGGTTGGATGCGACTCTGAGCAAAGATACTTATGCAATACCTTTCCTTCGTCAGCAGCTATCTCTTCATATACTTGTGTTACATCAACGCTCATCTATACCTCGCAACTATGTAACCAATACAAAAACCTAGTAGCATTCCTACTGCCAGATCCATCAT